GAAAGGAGCGCAGGATGTACACGTAAATGTTGAAATTTAACTTAAGTTAAAAGTTAGCCATGCTCATTAGTAAAATGAAATTTTATCCCGATGAAGAAGAAAACCCTGAGTATTGGTGGGACGTCGAATTGGATGATGTGCGCTACGAAGTTTATAGTATAGAAAAAGACGAGGATGATCCATATAATCAATATAGAGAGTGGGAAGGTAAAGTTTCGAGAGAAAACAAGGTTGCATCTTTCAGGTTTGTTCATCATTACACGAATGATGGTGACGCGGAACTGGAAGATATTAATGGAGACTTTCCAGAAGATCTACATGATACTCTCTTCGAATTTCTTGTTAAGGAACTTATCGAAGATTACGATAGTTCCTGTGAAACCTAAGTTAGAGAATAGATGTGTAATAAAATAAAAAAAATCATGGAGAGCGTTGAGAAACTCACGCATATCGAGCATGTGCTTAAACGCCCCGACTCATATGTTGGTCCAACTGATTTAAGTTCGGAATCCTATTGGGTTCTTAACGGTCAGAAATTTGAAAAGAAGAGTACCAAGTATTCACCTGGTTTACTCAAGATTTTTGATGAGATCCTCGTTAATGCCATCGATCGCAACTCACTCCATCCTAAAAATACCAGCTCAATAGCTGTATCTATAGATAAAATATCGGGTTCCATAACCATTGAAAACAATGGTCCACTGGGTGGAATCTCCGTTAAAATGCACGAAAAAGAAGGAATCTGGAACCCAGAACTCGTTTTTGGACATCTTCTCACGAGTACAAATTACGATGATAATCAAAAGCGGATTGTCGGAGGCAGAAATGGTTACGGAGCTAAACTCACGAACATTTACTCTTCAGAGTTCTCAATCATCGTAAAAGACCACGAAACAAAGCAGACATACACACAAAAGTGGTCGGATAACATGTCAGTGTGTGAACCCCCAAAAATCAAAAAACATTCGGGTACCACATCATCCGTGTCCGTAACATTTATCCCTGACTGGAAACGGTTTGGAATGACCAAGATGGATTTCAACATCTACAAAATCTTCGAAAAGCGTATTTGGGACGCTAATATCTGTACGACACCCAACTGCAAAGTCAAGTTCAACGGTGAAGCTCTCCCCAAACAAAGCTTCGAGGCCTACGCCAAAATGCATGAAGGTGTAGAGAATGTACACTGCGCCACAACCGATCGCTGGTCTGTCTGTATCGGTCCATCTGAAGATGGTATGCAACAGGTATCCTTTGTAAACGGTATCTGTACCAGTAAGGGTGGAACTCACGTCGATCACGCTGCCTCACTGGTCGCTGCGGGGATCATCGAAGAGATGGCAAAGAAAATTAAACTCAAGCCTCAACAGGTCAAAAACACTTTCTCTATCTTTGTGAAAACAACCCTCGAGAACCCCACTTTCTCGAGTCAGGTCAAGTCTGAGTGTACACTCAAGGCACAAGACTTTGGCTCTAAGTTTGAGATGCCTAAAACCTTCGTAAAAAACGTCTTGAAGACGGGCGTTTCAGATGAACTCACGGCTCTCTCAAAGTTCAAGGAGATGAAGGAACTCGCGAAAACCGATGGTGGGGCTCGCAAGAGTAAAATTACAGGTATTCCCAAGCTCGATGATGCCAACAAGGCGGGAACAGCTCAATCTGGAAAGTGTACACTCATCGTCACAGAGGGTGATTCAGCAAAGACCCTCGCAGTCGCTGGTCTCTCAGTTGTTGGTCGTGATCACTACGGAGTCTTTCCTCTAAGAGGGAAGTGTAAGAATGTTAGAGATGCATCCGTTTCACAACTTACAGGAAATCAAGAGTTCAACGACCTGAAGAAGATCCTTGGTCTCCAACAAGGCAAGGAATACACCGATGTTTCAGAGCTTAGATACGGACGCTTGATGATCATGACTGACGCGGATAATGATGGTTCACATATCAAGGGTCTAATTCTCAACATGGTTCACGCGTTTTGGCCCAGTCTCCTCAAGTTGGGGTTTGTTGTTTCAATGGTCACACCTATCATTAAAGCCATGAAAGCTTCTCAGTCCAAATCGTTCTATACAGATTCCGCATTTCGTACATGGTACGGGGATGGTCAACCAGGTTGGAGGATCAAATACTATAAGGGTCTCGGTACTTCAACTTCTGTGGAAGCTCGAGAATATTTCAAAATTATCCAAGATCTCACCGTTAAATTTAACGTTGATGTAATGACGGATGATTCTGTGGTACTCGCGTTCGATAAAAAGAAGGCCGACGATCGTAAGACGTGGCTTCTTGAAAGTACCGCGAAAGAAGCAAAAGATCTCGAGGTACCGTATGGTAAGATAAAGCAGCTGGAAATTACCGACTTTATTCATAAGGATCTGGTAAACTTCTCGTTGGCGGATTTGAAACGTTCTATCGCACATATGGCAGATGGACTCAAACCGTCTCAGCGAAAGGTTATGTATTCTTGTTTTCAAAAGAACCTTAAGGATGAAATGAAAGTTGCGCAATTGGCTGCATTTGTGGCTGAAAAGTCTGCTTATCATCACGGTGAAGTAAGTTTGGCCGATACTATTGTCAAACTGGCAAACGACTACACGGGCTCTAATAATATTAATCTTTTGGAGCCATGTGGTCAGTTTGGGACCCGATTGATGGGAGGTAAGGATGCATCTCAGACCCGTTATATCTTTACGAAGTTGTCGAAGGAAACTCGAAATATCTTCGATCAAAAGGATGACGCGATACTTACCTATCTTGACGACGATGGACGAGCGATTGAGCCTGAGCATTATATGCCTGTTTTACCTATGGTACTCGTGAACGGAACTGAAGGAATTGGAACAGGTTTCAGTTGCTACGTTCCACCCTTCAATCCAGAAGATATCAAGGCAAATATCCTCAACTTTACAAATGGTAGAGATATGAAAAAAATGAAACCCTGGTTTCGGGGGTTTACTGGATCTATATTGGAACAGGATGATGATTCGTGGATCGCACAAGGTGTATGGAAAAGTATTGGGAGGACCGTTAAGGTAACCGATCTCCCCCCGGGTCGATGGACCCAAGATTACAAGGAACATCTCGATACTCTCGTTGAAAAGAAAATCATCAGTGGTTTCACAAATAACAGTACAACAGAGAACGTTGATTTTATCATCCAAGATTATAACGGCAAAGACGCTGTGAAAGATCTCAAGCTGCAAAAGACTATCAGATGCTCAAACATGCATTTGTTTCACCCCACAAGGGGTATCTGTAAATACAATACACCTGAACAAATTTTGGTTGATTTTATTAAACTTCGTATGGAACATTACAAGAAACGTAAGGCTCATCTCATCGACACGACCAAGAAGAAGGCTGAACTCTGTTCTCACCGAGCACGCTTTGTTAAAATGGTAATTGATGGTGATATAGTTGTATTTAAACGGAAAAAGCAAGATCTAGAAAATGAAATCAGTCGAGTGTTTCCGATGGTTGACAATTCGTACGATTACCTGCTACACATTAAGACCATCGAATACACGGAGGAGAGAGTCGCCGCTCTATTCGGTGAATGGAACAAACTCAGAGAAGAACTTTGCTTAATTGAAGCTACTGGTTATTTTGAAATGTGGGAAACTGATATTAAAAAATTGTAGACAATAGATAAGTATGGACGTACAGGGACCCGATCCAGGCGCCACCCTAGCTCTCAATGCTATTGGGAAACAGGATACGTACCTACTAAATGATGATCCTAGATATTCACCTTTTAAATATTCATACGATAGACATTCAAATTTTACAAAGTTTCATAGATCGACTACAATTTCTAAACCTAACGATGCGCAAAGTAATTGGCCTTTCGGTGAATCTATAAAGGTCACGTTAAACCCTCGTAATATGGGAGATCTTTTGAGTAATATGTATATTTCTGTTAAATTTCCCGGATTGGCAAGTGCTGGTTTTTATTTAGCAGATCAATTAGGGAGACATTTAATTAAATCCGTTACAATGCGTGTAGACGAGTTGGAAGTCGAGACGTATTATGACGATTGGGGTATTATTTATGATCAGATGTATTTGGACGCATCTGAAAAACGTACAAAACGTTTTCTTATAAATAGAAATCTTGCCGAAGATACGTCTATATTAAACCACACCGCGCTTGATCAGAAAGATTCGGATATATTAATTCCTATACCTTTATTTTTTTCTAGAAAATATGAAGGAGATGAATACGATAGTAATAAACCCAATCGCCCTTATTTCCCAACGTGTGCGGTACATAAGCAAAAGATAGAATTTGAAATAAAGTTTCGTCCAAAAACGTTTTTTACGAATTCTAGTCCAGAGAATATAACACTGAATAGTTTTGATCTTATAACTGAAGAAATGACCGTATCTGATGAAGAACGTATATTTTTATCAAAACGAAAACAGGTTTTCGTGACGGATATAGTCAAACGCCACCCCGTAGAAGAAACGGAAGTAGGTAGTAAAGTAGTGAGATTACAACTCGTTCCAAATATACCTGTAAAAACCCTATTCTGGTTTTTACGTGACAAAGACTACGAGAATGAAACCGTAGCTGGAGGTGGAACTCAACTGGCTGACCAGGCAGCCGCTAACATGCACAACAGGTACAATTTTTCTACGACCACTTTGTTTAACGCAACTGGAACTCCCATAGATACACATAATTATCCTATCATCGATAGCGCTAAAATTTTCATTAACGGTGAAGATTTACCAAATTTACCAAGAGTTGATCATACGTATTATAAATACGTTGTTCCTTATAATAATAGGTTGTCACGAACGGAGAGAAATATATACACATATTCCTTCGCGATGAATCCGATTAATGTGGAGCCATCGGGAAGTTTGGATTTCAGTCAGTTAAAGTCGGAAAGAACGGTACTAGAAATTAATTTAAAAACGGGATTAACTAAGACTTACGTCGTCAATTTATATTACGTTGGGTACCAAACGTATACATTCGAAGGTGGATTCATGTCACTTGCTTATTAGATAGTATGTATTTGTGATCTTGTATATATTCCACAATTTTATTCTTAATACACCACCGGATAAAATTCAACTGTGCTACAGTCGTATGAATTTTATCATGTGATTCGGGAACGGTGTAAATAATCTTTTGAGATCTACAAAATGGATCAAAAAGTTTTTTACTATACCCATCTAGACTAGACTTATAGGCACAATGGACACTGAATAGTTTGCCATCATTGGTCGTATATGATAAGTTATTCTTTTTAGAATAATTTGTTATGAACCATTCCAAATTTCGAAGTGATATGCCACCACTTTTATCTAGTAATTCTTTTAGTGTACTTCTATTTTCAGAATTTGTGTAAAATGTATTTATAGAACTTAATAATATATCTGATTTATTCATTTCTATTAAGAGGGTTCCTCTTTCTAAGCCTCTTTTCTTGTTCCTCTCTACAATATAAACATTCTGGATTATTTTCCCAAAGTTCACATATACAACTCGTATTAGGTTGCATATTTATCTGAATGGGTTCGGCAGGTTTAGTCTGTTTCTTATGCATTCCACAATAAAGTTCCCCGTCTGAAACCTTTTTTGTACATAGTTCATTTGTACCCACACAAGTTCCTATACAATACCCATTTTCACCTAACAATCTATATCTACAAGTTCCGGGAGTTAGGCCTATTGGAAAAGTATCGCACATTTTCTTAATGGTTCTCAATTCTGCGCGATATTCGGCATCTTTTACCATGTCCTTACATGCGGCGATTACCTTCTTCTCGCCTACTTCCATATAATATCATGGATTCTTTTTTTTAAATATATCTGCGATGAGAACCTGTTTTTCAGCTTTGGAATTTTTCCTGATAACCTTTTTCTTTTCCTTCTCTCTGGATAATAACTCTCCAAATATCTCAACTTTGACGTCTTCATACAGGGGGTCTAACAGGTCGCAAACCGGGTTTAAAAATTTATTTATGAAATAGTACGAATAATCTATAGGTAGTTTATTTTCCTCCGCATATTTTGGATCTTCAGCCTTCTCAAAAGCTCTCGCTTTGGGATCACCCGTGTCTAGTAATACATACGGAACTCTATCACCTGAACGTGGTTCTGACCCGGGTCGCCTGTTTCGCATTTTGGTGACGACGCGTACGTGTGCCATACTGACATCTTCACTTGTATACGGAATGTGATCCTTTTCAGTCTTAGTCACAGGTACATTAAAACCTTTTACCTTATACGTATCGGAAAGAGATTGACTGAGAATAAGTTTTTCCATAGGAACGTTTCCTTCTAGGAGTTCAACGGCTCTCGTTCTCGCCAAAGCCTTGGGTCCAGATGTGTCTGAACTCTCTAGAATTCCATCCAAAAGTTCTTTGCATACTTCTCTCATGTGTGGTGTATTATCTCGACGCACGAGCTGAAGTCCCTTTACATCGATATAATCCATGTTCATGTTTCCATCTTTACCCTTCGTCCAAAGCTTAGCGGCATACCTTTTCTTACTATACAGGAAATAAGGGCAATATACCTTCTCAAGCTCGAGGTTATTCGGAGCTTTGAATAGCTTTGTGCATTCAGCCGCAGCGCGCTCACCGAGTTCCCAACTATATTCGATAGCTTCTTTCCCTGTTTTACCTTGGACGTCAAACTCGATCATAACAGAATCTGTATCACCATAACGCACTTTAGATCCTGGAAAATGCTTTTCAACGTATTCCTTCGTGTCATCAATCATCTTTCGACCTTTCATCGTCACGGTAGAAGCTATAGCCACACACGGAAGCATTCCACGAGAAGCTCCAGTAAAACCATAGACGGAGTTCATACTGATTTTGTACGCCAGCTGTTTACCATTGTACATGTGCTGAAGGTTTCCCGTAGATTGTGCCATATCCCTTTTAGCTTGCTTTCTGAAAGATTTAAGCTCTGAAAGAATAGTTGGAAGTACACTGGGAATACCCTGGGCGAAGGTATGATTCCCAAAGGTTTCATATTCGATACCAGGTATGTTTTTATACTTAGGATCTAGTACTAACGATGAATAACATACATTATGTGCCATCATAATAGAAGGATACAGGCCTTCAAAATCCAAAGCGGTTATGGGTGTATAATACGCACCGGATTGCGCTTCCAGAACTGTTGCCCCTTCATAACCAGTTGTATCCGTGTGCCCGTATTCAAAAGTTGGAACCTTGAATCCGAGCTCACGTGCCTTTTTAGTCAATTGACTAAATACCTTAATTTGTTGACCACGTTCCACGAGATAATTCAATGGAACCCAAGTTGCTTTAGCCATCTCCAACAGATTAACAAAAGTACACAAACGTTGTATGAGTCTATGAGGCAGAAGAGTATCCTTGATACAATACTCCGCAACCTCTCGCAGTTTAACCGGGTCTCCTTCTTCGAATCGTTTAAACATTTCTTTGGGAGACATGTCTATCTTTTTGTCTCCCAGGTACAGCTTCGATACGTTATCGAGTTTATATGAATCTAACTTGTATTCGCGTTTAACTTCATGGAAAAGATCAAATATAAATCTTCCAGGCATATTCACGAGTGTGAGTTCGTTATCACCGAGCGCACTCGAAGAAAGCTTTTTACGAGTTAAATTACACGTAAAATTGGAGAGCTTACTGAGTTGATAAAACTTTGGAGGACATTTGGTATACAACGCTCGTTTCATTATATAGTTTAAATCAAACCCAAAGATATTCCATCCAGTTATGACGTCCACGTCGTGAAACGATAAATACTCAGAAAATGCGACGAGCATATCACGTTCCGTGTCAAAACTCTTGATGGTACACTCAGGTAAATTCAAATCCGTGGTCTTGTAGCATAAACAAGTCTTATCGTATACCTCTTCCGATCCAAACTTTAAAAGGGATATGGCGATTTGAAAACACGCATCACCAGGTACTCCAGGATCCGGAAACTTTCCAGTAGAGCTATAACACTCAATATCAACAGAAGCCACCACAAAGGGTGCAGTTTCCGTAGTTTCGTGCGGCTTTAGATCTTTCCAATTCTTACAGAATAAGTCTACATCGACTTTCGCGTGATGACCCCGTGTACATACATCACTCGTGTCAACCCATCCAGTAGATTGTATACCGGTGCGATGCATGAGTCTTAATACAGGATCTAAATTAGCTTCATATACGAAAGTAAGAGATAGATCTCTCGTCTTCACACGTTTCATAAACTTAATAGCGTAATTACTCACAGAACGCCTCTGTTTAAGGTTATTGCAGTGTACTTGAAGAAAAATATATTCTTCCCCATTTTGAAATCCCCAGATATCTTTAGCTTTCACCAAGTCCATCTTAACAATTTCTTCAGAAAACATCTTATCTAGCGACTTTCTAACATGTCCCACGTCCACATCTGAAGGAATCTTTACAAAAAAATACGGATTGAACGTCGTGGATACACATACAGACTTGCCTTCGATCGTTTTACCAAACAGGCGGATGTAATGTTCGTCATCTTCATCTCGAGAATCCCAGGTCAACACTTGAAAGATCACCATCTTATTTCGTTATAGATCTAAATTTTTAATATCATATATTAATAAATGTCTGCTGCGTTGGTCGATCTTGTATCCAAGGGTGCCCAAGATGTGTACATCACAGGGGACCCCGAAGTATCATTTTTCCGTCAAAATTTCCGACGCCATACAAATTTTGCGATCAAGCCCGAACGTGTCGATTACATCGGTCAGTTCAATGGTGGCGCTGAAGTCACCATCCCTATCAAGTCCAAGGGTGATCTCTTGAGCTATGTCTGGATTGAGGCTCCAGAAATTCAAACTGCATTAGGCGACACCGGTCTTTTTGCAACTGATGAATCTGCTACCGAGTTTACCCTTCTTATAGGTGGGCAGCAAGTCTGCAAACTCGATTCTTTATTTATCCAGGGTATTCACAACGTTTTATATAACGATACCTCGGCTAAGGCTTCGTGCGCCGTGACCACCGCGGTAGCGTCTGCGAATGCTAAATCAGCGAAGACTGGAGCTCAAGGTTCCGATTATTTCGTTATCCCTTTCTTCTTCAGTGAAGATTGGACTAAGGCTTTACCTTTAGTTGCTATGCAGTATCATGAGGTAGAAATACGAATTAAGTGTAGGTCCGGTTTAGCTTTTAATGCGACACCCAAGGTATACGCCAATTACGTCTACCTCGATACAGATGAGCGCAATAGGCTGCTCAGCACCGAACAGGAAATTCTTATAACTCAGACGCAACACCAAATCATGGATACCAGCAGTTCTGGTACCGTCGATGTTGATCTCACATATTTCAACCACCCTTCCAAGGCTATCCACCTCATATCATCAGCCGCTGATGGTTCGGCTTGGGATAACGAACTCAAGTTCGATTCCGCAACACTCTACATTAACGGACAACCTCTTTTCGAAGACATGTCCGATACGTACCATCATAACGTCGTACCCGAAATGCACTGCACCGTCTTACCTTCCGGTGTTATTGACAGTGTTCCTCTTTTCACATGGCCTTTCTGTATCAAACTAAACGGCTCCCAGCCCAGTGGTAGCTTAAACTTTTCTAGGGTTGATAATTCGAAACTCGTATTAAAGAACCTCACCGTTGGCGTAACTCCAAACATGCTACGTGTGTATACAGTAAACTACAACATTCTCAGGGTGAAGAATGGTCTAGCAGGTGTAGCGTTTGGTAATTAATTAATTTTATATTTATCCAGAAGAACCAAATCCACGGGTTCCTCTCTGTGTATCCTTTATTTCTTCAACTTCATCGATCAAAGGTGTTTCACACTTCTCTAAGATGAGCTGCGCAATACGATCACCCTTTTTAATTTCGAACTTTTCACTTCCATGATTAAAAAGGATAACCTTCAATTCACCAGTGTAATCAGGGTCAATAACACCCGCACCAGTTTGTACGCCATGTTTTACAGCGAGACCGGAACGGGGTGCGATACGTCCGTATACACCCATAGGAATAGTCGCTGCAATTCCCGTGCATACTATACCACGTTGGTACGGAAGAATGTGCATATCTTCGATGCTATACAGATCATATCCAACAGATCCAGGAGATGCGCGCGTAGGAATTAGCGCGTGCTCAGAAAGCTTTTTAATGAGTAGCTTCATATATCTATAATATGACGTATTTCTTTATGTTTGTAAAGATTCTATAATCTTTTTCGTCTTATCGTACAAACGTTCGTTATACCTTTTCGTAAATCCCTTTTTAAGAAAACCTTCCTCGACGACCGAAGTTTTACGCGAATCAAGAATCTCGAGTCGGTCTTTTAGAAAACATAAAAACTTAAATGGTTCATTATTCGACTTGTATCGAACTTTTTCAGTATCCATAGCTTTCATAGCTGCTTTATTACGTGATTCTGAATACATCTGTTCACGACCTTCATATGACATGCGCGTAGTGGATTCTTCCTTCTTTTGATTCATCTTTATTTATATGACATCACCTCTTTATACACTATTATGGAAAGAATTTGCGATCCTTCTAGCTTCTTGATCCACATATTCATTATCTGGGTCTCCGTTATGTGCTTTAACCCAAATCCAGTCTATATTATCGAATAATTTTGACACGGAATCCATCTGTACCCAAAGTTCTTTATTCTTAACATCGGATCCCGACGATGTTTTCCAATTATTTAATTTCCATTTATGAATCCAACTTTTGATACCGTTACGAACGTAAAAGCTATCCGTGTACACAGCCACATCACGAATTCCACATTTATAAGATTTACGCAAACCTTCTATTACGGCTGTCATTTCCATGATATTATTAGTAGTTTTAGGTGATCCACCGGTAATTTCAAAAAATCCTAGACACTTAGCTGCCCACCCACCCCTCCCGGGATTACCGAGACAACTACCATCTGTATACAATCTGTTATTCATTTTATTAAATATAGAATGTTTTCTTTAAGATTCGTCGTATAGTATCGACATATCAGCTTTAACATCGAGCATATCCTCCACGTCAGCTTCGATCATAGAATCTTGTGTGGGGTATGCGACACATAACAAAGCAAACCCGCTATTAACCTGTGCATCGTTTAAAAATGATTGTTCTGATTGATCTATCCCACCCCATACGAGTTTCGCTGTACACGCCGAACACATACCCGTGCGACACGAATACGGAAGTTCTATGTTATTATTTTCCGCCGCATCCAATATGTATGTAGACTTATCACACTCAAAAGAGTGTTGCCCCATAGGTGTACGAAGTGTAATTTTAAAATTTTCGCGAACCTTAGGAACACGGGAATGACCAGAAGGATTCGCGACAGCGTATACCGAAGCCATTATTATAGTATCCTGTTAAATTTTTCTTCAACTTTAAAAAGTATGATTTAATACTTTTTAAAGTTGAATTATTAATTAATTTTAATAGCAAATACAAATTTGATTTGTATGCTTAGTTAGAGAAGGCAAGACCACCCATACCCGACTGGATGCGGAGGACATTGTAGTTGACCGCGAACATGTTGAGGGTGAGGGGCTCGCCCGCCCCCGTGCTGGCGGCGTTAATAGCAACCTGCGCGTTATCAATGCGGGAGAAGTTGCACGTGCCGGTAGGCTGGTGCTCCTCGGGCTTGAGCGCGAAGGAGTAGGAGTAAATACCGGGCATGGGGGTACCGGAGTGGTGGTTGTAGGGCTGGACGGAGTTGAAATACTTGGAACCCTGCTCCTTGAACCTGTCCTGACCGTTGAGAACGAGCTTCATGTCAGTCATGTTAGAGGCAGCATCCTCATCAAAAGTGGTGGCGGCACCGCCAGTGTTGTGAATCCTGGGGCAGTTGCCAAGATCGGCGGCGATCTGACCCTCAGCGGCGAGGGCACCGATGTCAGTGGTCAACTGAGGCTGACCGGCAGCGACGTTCTTGGTGAAGTTCCACATGCTGTTGAGAGTCTTGGCAGATTGGGAGAGGCACCACACGAGCTCCTTGACGGGGTGGTTGAACGAAAGCCTCTTCTGGTTCGAACCGGCGGAGAGGGTATCAGTTCCAGTGTGCTGAACCTGCTCAATGAGGTATTCGTGGCCCTTCTGGGCAAATCGCCTACGCTCCTCAGTGTCGAGGTAGATGTAATTGGCGTATACCTTGAAAGAGGAAGCGACCGCGTAGTCAGCGATTTCCTGAGTTAAATCGAAATCGAGACGGACTTCATGGTACTGCAGGGCAATTAGTGGGAGGGCGAGTCCAGGATTGCGGTTAAAGAAGAAAATAAGAGGAAGGTATACCTTCGCACCGGCGACACCGGAAGTCATCTTACCGTAGTTAACCTTCTTAGAGGCATCGAGGTAAAGCTCGGAGTAAAGCCTCCACCAGGTCTGGTAGTGCTTGTCAATCCTTTGTCCGCCAATTGATAACTCAACATCCTTGATCGCACGCTCGGCGATCCACTCGTTGGAATGGCCTCCCACAGCGTCAGTGGAAGTAGTAATGACACCCGCGGCAGCCTCCATCTCTACGTACATGTCAGCGACGAGATCACCGTTACGAGCGACGGTGACAGAGACGCGACCGGAAGGAGCGGCAGTACCGTTGACGGTCTGCTCGATGTTCTCCATAGCGAAGTTAGTGTGGCGACGGTAAACCGCCTGAAAGAAAGTAACCTTAGGGTTGCCAGTCAGATAGACATCCTGGGCTCCGTAAGCGACGAGTTGCATAAGACCACCGGCCATTTTTGTGTTGTTGTACTATATAGCAAGAAAATAATTTCGGACAAAGTGCGAAAAAAACGTACCGATTTTTCCTGAACATAAATAAATGTCCGATACCGAAGAACCAACTCAGATGGAAATTGATGAAGAGGAAATCACCGATGAAGAGGAAATCACCGATGAAGAGGAAATCGCCGATGAAGAGGAAGAAGTTGATATGAATGAATATGAATATGAGGATGAAGATGATATCGAGCAATACATGACAGTGGAAACTTTATTGGGTTCCACACTCATGACGGAAGATGGTGATACTATATGTAGTGCCCTGGTAAACATGGGTCGACAACTCGAAATCCAAAATAAAATTTTAGTCAAACTTTTGACCACCCTCCAAAAATAGTAGCTTAGAAAAATGAAGTATTATAATAGAAATGTCAGAAGCGACACATTTCATTAATGAAAGTGCAGACCCGAACGAAGCGAACCAAGCGCTATGGGCGAACGAAATTAAAACTTTCAATAATGAAAAGCTCGTATCCCACCTATCAGAACTCGAAGAGTATTGGGACATATATCACAAAAACGACCCTAAGATTCCCTATCGTCTAGGGTATAATATGTTTTTCTTACCCGACGAACTTGACCAAAAAGGTATGCCCAAAATCATAGACATAGAACGTGTCGTGACTAAATACGTACAGATCCGTGATCATGTTTGTGAAATTTATCACAAAGCCAACGAACTTAAAATGCTGGAAGAATTGGATAAAAATGATCAGGATACAACACTCGCCACTCGTATAAACCGTCTCATCGATCAAGTAGATGATGCGTGGACGATCGTTTTCCGTGCTGCGCGTATCATGGAACGAGTGAATAATCCAACATACGTACCCATTAACCCCGAATCCGATCCTGCTATTTTCCGAATGTCTACTATAAATAAAGTAGACGAATTATCACCTTATCAGCAATCTATCATGCAGTGTCTTAAGCACTTATATTCACACAATATTAGGCGGTACAAGGGGTATTGTTGTGAACAGATCATGACTAAGACTGGATGCCCTTCCAGAGCTTGGAAGCCTAAACAAAGTATAAGTGAGTTTGTGTATAGTGTCGGTAGAAAGGAAACTTGGTTCGATTTATGGAAGAATCTCACTTCAAGGGGTACGGGCTATAAAGATGTCATAACGCATCTTACAAATATAAACGATATGCAGTTTCCCGATATTACAAAGAATAGACATGTGTGGTCTTTTGATAATGGTGTTTTTGTAGCGAAGAAATGGTCCGATAAAACGGGTTTGTACACCGCAGAGTTTTATGATTATGAATCTAAAGAGTTTAAGAGTCTCGATCAGTCTATCGTGAGCTGTAAATATTTCGATCAAGAATTTCCTAATTACACCCACCTCGAGGATTGGTACGATATACCCACACCACACTTCAAATCAATCTTTGATTACCAACAATTTGATGAAGATGTTGCGAGATGGATTTATGTCATGTGTGGGCGCTTGTGTTATGACGTGAATGACCTAGATGGATGGCAAGTTATCCCGTTCCTAAAGGGTGTGGCGAGATCCGGTAAATCGACTATCATCACGAAGGTTCTGCGTAAGTTTTATTGCACGGAGGATGTCAAAACACTCTCGAACAATGTTGAAAGGAAATTCGGTCTTTCTGCTATCAAGGATGCTTTCATGTTTATCGCTCCAGAAGTCAAGAACGATTTGGCACTCGAACAAGCAGAGTTTCAGTCTATCGTGAGCGGTGAAGATGTATCTATCGCGGTAAAACACGAGAAGGCACATTCTATGGAATGGACGACGCCGGGTATTTTGGGGGGTAATGAAGTTCCACATTGGAAGGATAATTCTGGAAGTGTCCTCCGTCGCATTCTCACCGTAAACTTTGGAAAGCAAGTGAAGGATGCGGATCCCACTCTCGAACATAAGCTCGAGGCGGAATTGCCTTGTATTTTACAAAAGTGTGTACGCGCATATCTAGAATACTCACAGAAATACGCTAAGAAGGACATTTGGAATGTCGTACCCAGTTATTTCAAAGATATTCAAAAGCAGATTGCGGGTGCTGTATCCACATTGGAGAATTTCATGCAGTCGCATCATATAAAAATCGATCCCGAGGAGTTCTGTACCGTGACAGAGTTTGTAAAGAAATTCAATACCTATTGCTCAGATAATAACCTCGGTAAACCTAAATTTGGGTACGATTTCTATATCGGCCCTTTCAGTCAACGCGATATATACGTGAAGCACGACACGCGCCAATATGGTGAAAAGTATATCGTGAATCAACAATTCATTTTCGGATTGGGCCTTATTGAAGAGAATCCCATGAGTGGAAACATGTTTGGAAACGATGACTAATTTAAAAGGAAAAGACCACGTGTAGGTATGGAATGCCCGCGAGAGGTTTTTTTAAGAAATCTTAGAACCAAAAAAGGTATAGACGTAGATACGATTAACCCAGATCATTACGATATAGATATTCGTGAAAAAATAGCAGACCTCATGTATGTGATCATATGTAATTATATTAGTCAAACGAGGAACGAGGAAACTCAATACGGAATAGGAAAAATGGAAGAAGCATATTTTTGCACATCAGATTTTGTCACTACAGAAGATGCAGAAAAATGGATAGAAATGAATAGAGACCCAGATGATTTAAATCTCATAGTTTATATTTACGATAATTTAAAAAAAATGGAATCTTGTCAGCATAAAAGAAGCTTACTTTACTTAACTAACATGTTATACTTTTATTTATAAGTTTGTGTGGTTCAGATACCTGCTTTAAGTGTTTCGCATGGTACGAAAAGTCGTAGGGTGTAAATAGACCCTTTATTTTACCAGATACAGCGAATGCTTCATATTCGTGGGACACACCCGTACACACAGAAACGAACTCTAAACGAAGCAATCTATCTTCTAACATCATAAACTCTTTAAGAGATTCGGGGGACGCACCATCTTTCTTTATTTTTTCATACATCTCTTTCGATTGTCCATTGGATATATGAAAAAACGACGTTTTATACCCTAGAACACCCACCTCTTTATTGGCCTGATTCCTGGAAATGAATAAAATTAAGAGTACCAATATTAACAATACTGGTATCATTTAATACTTGTCAATAATTTATTTAAGTGTAATTTTGACGTAGCCATGGTCCCCAGAATTCAAAGAAGTGTTTTGGGTCGCTCCGAGTGATGAGTAAGAAGAACCACCACCCCCACCCACATCGCCTCTGTGGTTATTTGGGTGCCCACCTCCTCCTCCAGAGTATCCCCCACCTCCACCCGAGTGGTAATAACCATGACCGGTACTAGCGCACCTTGGTCTATATGCTGACCCACCCCCACCAAACCCACCGAACCCGACCTCTCCGCCACAACTCGCAGCTCCACCGTGGCTGCCACCTACACATCCATTATAAAAGGATTGGGCTGCGGCAAATCCGAAGTCGTTTCCGTATACGTCGCGAGTCCTTTCGGGATCTTCAGATTGTCCATTCCCCAAAAATCCGGCACCACCCTGCCCCGAAGCATGGGCGCCGTTTGTTCGGTGGACAACTGGCTCGTGGGGAGGGAAATAATCCAGCTTTTCCCCTATCTTGCCTCCGTAACCATCCTTACCACCTTCTCCTGACCACGTAGTCTTCTTCTTGTAAGGAGAGTCCTCCGCGGATCCACGGTGGCCACCACGCAAATCATCCCCAGCACCGGCTGGATCTTGGAAAGTCGCATTTCCAAAATCCGGATTACACAGCTCGAGTGTTCGTTTCTTGCAGTCTTCCGAGGCGGTCGATAGGGGTGGGCAATCATTCCAGCCATATGGAATTTTCTTGTCCGAGGCGAGGTGCTCGGTCCATTCTACACGAAATCGGCCAGTGCACGAATTACCACCTCCACCACCAGAAGCACATAAAAGAGCTGCACGCTTCTGTGCTTCATTGTTCGTCGGGACATCACTTTTAACTAAGAATGATCCACCACCACCACCACCACCTCTACTAGAATCATCACTACTACCCCTTTGTCCAACAACTATATTCAATTTTTCCGACTTGGTCAAGTTGAGATCCAAAACTTGTACTGCCCCATAACCTTTTTCTCCACCACCCTTTGCACCGGCAATCTCAATCTCATACGTCCCTGTTGCGGGCACGGTCCATTTCTGTATTCCGTCAGACACTGAAAAGTAACTAGGATTATTTACCCAACTTGGTGAATAACTATCCTTGCATTGATCGAGTGTTGGACCAAAGCGTCCCGTTGCCCCCGCATTCGTAAACGTGAACGATGTAAAGGGGTACTCTGGGCACGTATCATCATCTTGTGGATCTTCATTTGTGGATTGACACCCTTCAAGTCCTGGGCGCGTCCATATTCTTTTCCCATTTTCACACTGCCCCGGTGTCCATGATCCTAATAAATTTTCGGCACAACATGCATCATCATCTATGCGATCTTCATTTATGGATTGACACCCTTCATTTCCCCGTCGCGTCAATTTTCTTTTCCCATTGTCACACGGCCCTGGTGTCCATTCTCCTAAGAAATAATCGGCGCAACATGAATCATTATATTCAAACTTTTCGTTAGATTCATTACACCCTTCTATACCTGTTCGGTTATATTTGAATTTCCATACACCTTCTTCATCTTGGAAACATTTGTTGCCAACCTCCCCGTCCCGCTCCTCGAAAACCTGTTCCCATTCTCCGGCGAATGTTTTGTGGCAACAATCCCTGTCCGACTCACCTCCACACGAGAGCCATTTACCTGTAGGTATAGAGAAATCTACGTCAAAAAAAAAATTTTTCGCCACTTCAGAGGTTATTTCGTCCATCGTTATGTAGAATAATTTTTCTTGTAAAGGACCTTGCTTGTATGTTTTGAAAGTTGCAGTTTTGTCTAAATATTCTGTATTATCATAATTCGCAGTCGAACTTTTCGATAAAAGGTAAAGATTAGCGCCGTCGGCACCTTCTTTATGTTTTATTCTATAAAGTGGATCGGTAATTCCGGTACCTTCAAGCTTAAATGCCTTACCATCATTACCAAATGGAGACATATAAATTTCTTCCCCTTTTCCAAAATTAAGCTGACCTTCGTGATCATAAATAAACACATATTTCTTATTTGTAGTGGCTTCAGCTGATGGTATATCCATTCCCATAGACTGTAAAACTAAATCGAGTTCCCCACCGGACTGTTCTAACCCTACAGAAAGATCCGATTCTGATACTGCGATCTCTACTGGGGTTCCGGTACCACTTTTTTCTGGAGTTGTATAATTTATAGAAAAATTATGAGTTCCCTTGACATTTTCACCCTCCAACGATTGAAACGTTAATTCTATACCTTCATTATTTTTCCATTTCTCACTCGGCACGGCGACCGTCTGATCCTCACCTTGATCCGCTCGTTTACGTGTAATACTAAGCGCAGTTAGAACTTCAGCTCCTCCTGTTATCTTCATTGAATACTTAAAACTAGTTCCCTCTGACATGGCAATAAAATCATCCGGTGTATACCTTTCCGTAAACCAAGGTTTGTAACTCTCAGTCTTGGATAACTGCACACGCATGACTTCAAATGTAGGGGTCTTTGGTTCACCACCTCCCGAATCTTTCTTTTTCTTTTTCTTATTTGAAGTAGTTATGTATATAACAATGCCGATGATGATCATGGCGAAAAATAGTACGATCATATATTTTTCATTCATCGTCGCTTATAATAGTAAAATAATTTATTTAATCTGCATTTGAAGGAAACGAACGACCCTGACCCCATATAATACGAACCGCCCCATTTCCTCCATCCGCCCCATTTCCGGTGTCGTTTCCGGCATGACATGAACCAGCACCACCACCGTAAAGACCTCCAGAACCCCCTACTCCGGTAGTCTCATCAGTTGATAAATTACCCATCCCCCCACCCGAACCACCACCACCCGCAATATTGGCAGCTACTTGATCGGCTTGTGTGGTGGTAGTATCACTCAAACCAGCGGCACCATCCGATTTCTCACCATAGAGACCGACCCCACCACCACCGGCACCACCATAAGATGCGCCCGTCGCATGTACCAGTCGTGCTCCACCACCACCGCCACCACCACCAGCCCCAGCGGTAGCATCGATTACGAAGGCGCCGATGCCCGTCGATCCAGCCCCTTTACCCCCCGCACCACTGTACCCACCGGCACCCCCCCCTCCTGATGATATATAGTTAGGTGGCGATGACCATCTACCTTGACATGTCCCACCAGTCCCTCCACCGTCGTACGTACCCTCCGGACCCCCACCTGTAGGAAGGTTTTCAAGGACCTCATAACCTTTTCCGGGACCACCACCATGTTGCCCCCCAGATGCAAAACACGCCCCGCTGGGCCATCCATCGCCCCAGCGGAAAACAGAATTACCACCATTTGAAGAAGATATTGACCCAGGTAAACCTTGTCCATTGTAACCGGCCCCACCAGCTCCTACTGAAACACTGTACGAATTTCCAGGAACAACAGTTATGTCATTTTTATATGCGAGTCCACCCCCAGCCCCACCAGTTCCAAACCAATTGCGCCCCTTACCAGAAGCCCCCCCACCACCTACACATACCACACAAACACTGGTAACACCAGTGGGGGCTACCCAAGTATATGTACCAGGGGTGCTAAAAATTTCTTCTCTACCATTTGAAATTGTAGAACCAGAACTTCCCACATTTTCAGCTAATTCAAAAAAAAAATTTTCCGCAGCGGTCGCCGAATTTGCATCTGCTGTTATATAGAATAATTTATTGTTTAATTCACCATCCGTAAACTTCTTTTTAGATTTATCTGTGCTTAAATATTCGGTATCTGTAAAATTAGCATTTTCAGAAAGTGCCAATAAATATCCTCCTCTATATTTTACTCTATAAAGTGTATCGGTAATTCCGGTACCTTCTAGTTTAAAACCTTTACCATTTGTACCCTCTACGGGTGACATATACACGGGACCCTGTGCATTAAAATTTACAACTTTTTCAGAATCATAAATATATATTTCTTCCCTTTCTGCTGAAAAGGCAACGTTTATACCACCCGTTTCTACGGGAACCATTTCTAATTCTTCTGACCCTCCACTCTCCAATTTTACAGATAATAGATTTTCTGTAATATTAATTGTATGAGGTCTATTTCTAGTCACATTATCATCCGGTGTCGTGTAGTTTATAGAAAACTCGTGTTCACCTTTAGCGTTTTCACCCGTTTGTACTGAAAAATCTACATTGATATCCTTGAGGTTATCAGGTTCCGATTGCATCCAATCAGATTCTGGTACTTCTTCAATTTGATCGGAACCTCCATCCGCACGTTTACGTGTAATACTAAGATTTTGGAGTAGATCAACGCCTCCGTTTATTCTGAATGTATACGTGAACTTGGCTCCTTGCGACATAGCTACGTATTCATCCGCTGTATACCTTTCCGTAAACCAGGGTTTGTAATTCTCAGTCTTGGATACCGTTATACCTACGACTTCAAATGAGAGGGTCTCGGGTTTATCATCCCCTGAATCTTTTTCATCTTTAGAGTTGGTGTATATAACAACACCGACGATGATCATGGCGAAAAATAATATGATGATAAAATTTTTGTTCATCGTCGCTTATAGTATAGTAGCAAAATATTTAGAGAATTCATTCGTGTAAGATACATAAATGTCTAAAGCAATTGGTATTGATCTTGGAACAACGTATTCTTGTGTCGGCGTCTGGCAAAATGATCGCGTCGAAATCATCGCGAATGATCAAGGTAATCGGACGACTCCATCCTATGTCGCGTTTACGGACAGTGAGCGCCTGGTAGGTGATTCAGCTAAAAATCAAACAGCTATGAATCCGACGAACACCGTTTTCGACGCGAAACGTCTCATTGGTCGTAAATTTTCAGATTCCAAAGTTCAGGAAGATATCAAAGATTGGCCGTTTAAGGTTGTTTCCGGTCAAGGTGATAAACCCATCATCGAGGTTGATTTCAAGGGTGATAAGAAACGTTTTGAACCTGAAGAAATCTCTTCTATGGTTTTGGTGAAAATGAAGGAGATCGCCGAAATGTACATGGGAACGGATGTTAAAGATGCTGTGGTGACAGTTCCAGCCTATTTTAATGATTCACAGCGTCAGGCTACGAAAGATGCGATGGTCATCGCGGGTCTGAATTGTCTTCGTATTATTAACGAGCCCACAGCCGCTGCTATAGCGTATGGGTTGGATAAAAATAAGAATGACGATACGAACGTTCTCATATTCGACCTCGGAGGAGGTACGTTTGATGTATCACTTCTTAACATAGAAGATGGTATTTTCGAAGTCAAAGCTACCGCCGGCGATACACATCTCGGTGGTGAAGATTTCGATGCGCGTCTTTTGCGCCATTTCCTAGATGAATTTAAGCGTAAGCATAAGAAAGATTTTTCCGGAAACCCCAGAGCTTTACGTAGGCTTAGAACCGCGTGTGAGCGTGCGAAGCGTACTCTCTCATCTACAGCTCAAACGACTATTGAAATTGATTCATTGTATGATGGTATAGATTTTTACACGTCCATAACTCGCGCTCGTTTCGAAGAACTGAACATAGATCTTTTCCGAAAGTGTATGCAACCCGTGGAACAAGTCCTTCGCGATTCTAAAGTGGATAAGTCTAAGGTTGATGAAGTAGTACTCGTAGGAGGTTCTACACGGATTCCCAAAATTCAACAGATGCTTTCCAGTTTTTTTAATGGTAAAGAACTTAATAAATCAATCAACCCAGATGAAGCTGTAGCTTACGGAGCTGCCGTACAAGCGGCTATTCTTTCCGGTGTCGATAACAGCACCGTTCAAGATCTTCTACTACTCGATGTCGCACCCGTTTCCCTAGGTCTGGAAACCTCGGGAGGTGTCATGACTAAAATTGTGGATAGGAATACCACAATTCCAACTAAGAAGGAACAGATTTTTTCAACATATTCTGATAACCAAACATCCGTCACTATCCAAGTATACGAAGGTGAACGCGCTCGTGCGCAAGATAACCATTTACTCGGTAAATTCGATTTGGGTGGTATTCCTTCCGCGCCCAGGGGTGTTCCACAGATTAACGTAGCGTTCGACATCGACGCGAATGGAATTCTAAACGTCACCGCGGAAGATAAAGCGTCGGGTAAGAGTGAAAAGATCGTCATCACCAATGATAAGGGTCGCCTTTCGAAAGATGATATCGAGCGTATGGTTAATGACGCAGAAAAGTACAAGGATGAAGATGATAAGTATAGAGCGAAGGTGGAAGCGATCAATAACTTTGAGGCTAACGTCTTTGGAGTCAAGAGTATGATAGATAAGCTAGGCGATGAAGATAAAGCGCGTGTAGAAGAAAAGGTTAATGAAGCTATAGCGTGGATAGATAACAATAGATCCGCGGAAATAGATGAAATTGAACACCAACAGAAAGAGTTTAGGGAATTTGTAGATCCGATTATGCAGTCCGAAGAAAAGGGTCCCGTCATAGATGAGATGGATTAAAACCTAAGTCATTTAGAGAAATAGTACTTTTTAATAAAGAAATGGATATCCACAAGGTATTCGACAAAATTCACGACCAAATTGAAAATCACAAAAATGATGAGCACGTCGAAATAGAAATGCGTCTCGGAAAATTTAACGGAAAAATGTTCGACACAAATGTCGGTAAAGATAACTTTGATAAAGTCATGACCGGTCTCCAAAAGTATAATCAATGGGAACAAGTTGTATTGTCCGATCAAGAGGTATTTTATAGAGAACGCGACAACACTCGAATCACCGTAGATGATAATACGGGTGATGAAACCATCATAAAAAAAGAGCGTGTGAAGAATGAAGATTTCAAAAGGCTCAAAAATTCACCTTATGATTTACGTATAAGTATTTCTAAGGAATTACCCATTCAAGATCTCCAAGATCGTGAGATGGACAAGAAGAAGACAAAGACGCGTGTATCGTTTATTCGTAAGAATCTTTCTATCGATATGACTAAGTGTACGGGAGACATGCATGATATGGACGCGGAAGATCATGTCACCTACCAGATCGAACTGGAAATTGTCGATCCCAGTAGAGTTCAAACCAAGGATGAGCTGTTCAACATACTCCATAAAGTGAAAGACGTTATTAGTATTTTAGGAAACGCAAAGTAATATGATAATTTAAAGATTAAACTATATACAAAGTAATGCACGGTTTCTATAATAATGGAAACACGTGTTATTTTAACTCAGCTCTACAATGTGTGTTGAGAATACACGATCTCTCCTCACATATTTTACGAAATAATTATGAAAAAGAATGCACATTCACTAAACTCTATAAAGAACTTGTAGGTATTTATTTCAATAAAGAAAACTTTCTTAAAATTAACATTGAACCTTTACTTCACACGTTTCAAGAGAAATTTCCCAGATTCAAATCCCTGTACCCACACGACTCTCAAGATGCTCTATTTTGTATAATCGACATACTCGAGCAAACGTACCCGTTTACAAAAACGCTCGTGTACGGTAAAAAAACGCAAACTACTATATGCCCCTCGGGAACCACGACACTAGACGAACCATTTTCTGTTTTACTTCTTAATGGAGATAAGCCTAAAGTGAGTGAAATGATGTCAACCTCTGAAAAATGGAATGTTCTTGATAATTACGTAGATAACGCTGGGGTTGTACATAACGTATCGACGACGCGTGATGTTATATCGGAGTATCCTAAGGTGTTATTTATTTCATTCGACAAAAAGGTAGACGTTGTGGCAGATGAAATAAATAATTACGAACTTTGTGGGAGTATTTTGCATCATGGAAGTCAGTTTGGTGGTCATTACAATTCTATGATTAAACTATCTGATAATTGGTTCATGCAAGATGATGAAATCGTTACTAAACTCGACTTCAAAGAAAAGGCACCACATCATGTACTCATGTACATTTTAAAAAGTCGCTCATAATTATACCTTCTTTTATGTTGACCAGTGTCCTATAAAAAGTTCTCCTACTATTCGGAAAGGTTTTATCATACCTCCGCATAATAGGCTTCCACCACATTGGACTATCATTCAACATGTATTGACACTCGATAATGGAATCTTCTTGAACATCTATATGTTCGGGAACTTGATACGTGTGGATCTCGGATTCAAACATAAGTTTTCCCCTTTCTTGTACGTACAGTTTCCATAGATCACCCTTTCGTTTAAATTGAAAATCGATCGTGTTTTTATCTTTAGGTTTCCATTTGAACATGGTTTCGTGTGTACCCTTTTGAACTGGATCTTTAACAGGTGTGAAAATCAATCCATCAATTTCTTGTTCAACCGTTGGTAAATATTCGTTCATGAACTTTTCAAATTCTGCCATAACATGGAACGTTTTAATTTTGAATTTTATGGGATCGTATTTTAGCACGGTTAACATTTTTTGTAGTTCTTCCATATGTTTTAATCGATCGATCATATCATTTTCTCCAATTTTTGAACCTCGAACCATCATACAATCGTATGCCATGAACGTATCTTTATACAATTCACCTTCGATTATGGTTCCGTCGTATATAGGTTTACGAAAATTTAAAGGGCATGTGTAGACGTCGAGTGCCCTATTAACCAAAACGCACGTCTTTTTGTTATTGTACATGAAGGCCAATAACATGAATCGTAAACCGTCAGTTTTTTCACACACGAGATACTCGTTTGAACTCAATATATCAAAGTGTCTGTATTCTATAGACACTGGCTGAGCCCCCGGAAAAAACCCTTTTACTTTCCACGCACGTTCCATGAACGAAATCGCATATGTGTAAAGAGGATCGTCTCTATTTACAGATAGACGTTGCATTATATCTTATATTTTAGGGTTAATCTTTAAGTTGCTTTAACACCGGCTGAGTTGAGTAAATTACTTATGCACTCGTGGGTGTACGTAAATGTTAGTCGAGCACCAGTGAATGCGATAATTCTCGCACCAGATTCTTTTAATTTTTCAAACATAACGTTTGACTTAGGGTAAATTTTATGATTTCCGGTTCTCTTATCTTTCACACATTTGTATACATTTTTACAAATCATCATCCAAGCCCTAGCAGAAGATTCGTTGACTTTATACATACTCTCTGAAATTTTAGGGCCTACGTCGGTATCGAAGTTTAGACCCATCTGATTAGTCGGTTCAGACGATTTAGATTGGACTTTTTCTTTAAACATTTCCCAATCGATCCCTTCATTGACACCTGGAAATACGAGGACGTCTAACCCTGTATACTCTTCTACCACTTTATCGAGTGATCCAGGGTCTATCCCCACACCAAAGTCTATAAAGAATATCCTATCAAAAGATTTAATACAATTGCTTATCATGTCAGACTTTTCAAAGGGGTCATCGTTCACAAAAATAAGTTTGTTCGAATATCCCTTTTGAATACACCTAATATTTAACTGAAGAATAGCGTGAAGAGTTTTTACGTGGCAAGATTTACCACGGGTTGTTATGATAGTAGCAATATTCATGAGAAATTATAGTTTCTAAGCCTTAAGCCTTTCATCTAGAGATCCAGTAAAAGGGAGATTACCCACGTGCCCCAATGATGTTTGACAATCGGCGAAAATTTGACCATCCATCTGTTGCCATCGACGACAGAAAGCGTAATCTTCAGATAAATACCTTCTAGACTCTGGGTCTATCATACAATCAAATAAAGCACAATATTCATCAAAGTCTCTGTTTTGGTGATCGTTTTTACAATTAAGAGTAGACCCATAATGTTCATGCATTCTAGTGAGAGCTTCTCTAGAAATCATCATAAATCCAGTGGGTCCATCCAACACTTCAACAAATCCATTAACTACGGAACGTCGCTTAGCGCCTATGTTAGCGACCAAGCTGGCGGACATCATGTTCATATCACGCTCGTCTCCATTTTCAATACCTTCTTTCACTTGATCCCACATGACAACCTTTTTAGGATAAATAGCAACGGATACGTCGTGTCCAGATTTTATAAGGCGAACCACGGATACTGGATCAAAGTGTACATCCGCATCTATAAACATAAAATAATCGGCGTCTGTTTTTTGCATAAATCTACCTATGGATACATTTCGAGCACGATGAACCAAACTTTCGTTCTCAGTCGTGTCTAACATTAACTGAATACCTTCTTTCATTAAAAGAATCTGAAGGTTAATAATACTCGACATGTACTTTTCCAAGCACATACCCCCGTAGCAAGGGGTACTTAAAAATAGTTTAGTCATACTACATTAATATTACACTTTATCCTCTAAATAACGTTTAACTATGAGTATAATCTTATTAAGTGTGGGAATGGATACTGAACATTTATCGGAAATAATACTCTTTGAGTACTTCTTTTCCAATACCATAAAAATAATGGCAGTGGCCACACTATTAGGAGATTTACTCATCAAATCTACACATTCCTCCAAGGCTGTACATAATTTATTACACGCGAGCCTTTCTTCGCGAGAGACCTCAAATGAATTCAATAAACGTTGCATGACGTTATATGGCTTTGTAACGTAATTTTTATCGGTAGCCTCATCTTTGATCGTATCTTTAAAAATCTGAGCCGTGCGACTTATATCCTTACTCTGAATACCAAACATATCCGCGATATCTTTCGTTGTACGAGGAACCTGTGCTATTCTACACGCGTATAAAACACAATTAGCTTTTATACCCGATCGAACAGCTCCACGTGTAAGCTTAGATTCGTTGAATTTTTTATAAAATGTTTTGGCATCCCTAAGAATACCATCTGGTAAAGATATACAAGCTTCGTCAATGTCTTTGTACGCGTGGTACAATGAACGATCTTTATGATTCATAGAGCTATGAAAATTTATTTTGGCCATTCTTTTCAATTCATATGATGGTCTCCCTTTTGTTGATATCAACGTCCCTTTACCCCACGCGTAGGAAAAGAGTTCCTGATTTGCGACGGGTACCGTACACCTAGCTGGATCGCTTACACGCCCATCGTCGGTGACACCACTCGTCCACTCAGCAGTATCATCTATATAAATAGAATCAACTACACCACATTCGGAACATACCATCCCTTCACGCGTCAATATCTTAGTTCCTGAGCAAGAACTGCATAATCTATTATCAACTGGCTTGATTGTTGGTTTTTGTTTAAGGCGATCAAGATCAGCCCAAATAGTAGCCAGTATTTCTGTATCCATTACGATGTATTATTAAATTTATCTAGCTTTTTTCCGCACTTAAGTTAAAAATTTACATTATCTACTTGAGTTTTAGCACGTTCTTCAATTTTATTAACCAGTTCCTTAAATTTCAAAGATCCTGGGCTGGAAGGCTTCCACTCGTTCCATTCTTTATCTACAAGTTCGTGATCAGGTGGTAAAGACACGTTGCCATCTATTTCACTATCAGAAACGACAAAACCTTCCAAGTCTGTGTCTTCGTCAGTTTGATCATATATATAACTATCTTCGTCTTCTATATCTATCTCACTGTAGTACGCATACATATCGTCACCTAAACGTTTCATTTCAATATCTTCAAAAGTGGCTTCCCCCGTGTAGTGTTCCATGACACTTTCATACGGGGCGGGCAACATCTCTTCGTTCATCTTATACACACACGCCGACTTGTAAAAGGATTCTGTTGCATTAAGATACTTAATACCTAACGTTGAACCGGTGTTCATACCAACAACACCATACATTTCATCCTCAACACCATCCTCATTCACAAAAATTTTTACTAAATCACCAGGCTGAATTTCCGAAAATACAATCATATCTAAAGATTTCAGACAAAAAATATTTACAGCTATTAACACACGGTATGGGGGTGGAAATTCTTTCTAAAGCGGATTGTAAATATTGCGAACACGCTGAATCTTTATGTAAAAACCTTAATTTGGAGTACTCTAAAACGATTGTAGATAAAGAAACTCTGAAAAAACGTTGCGGGGCGGGAGCCTCTACGTATCCACAAGTATTCGTTAATGGATCTCTCGTCGGCGATTATTTCAAATTTGAAGAATTTATAGAAGAAGCGGAGCCGATGCTTTTACCTACTATGAGTAGGTTTACCATTTTCCCTATAGAACATGATAACCTATGGGCCCTGTATAAAAAGGCGCAAATGTCTAACTGGACAGCCGAAGAAGTTGATGTATCGAAGGACATGGACGATTGGAAAAACTTGAGTGAAAATGAACGCCATTTCATAAAATACGTCCTGGCATTTTTTGCGGGATCGGATGGTATTGTTTTTGAAAATTTAAATAATAATTTTGCTGACGAAGTTCAAATTACCGAAGCTCGTTCTTTCTATGCGTATCAGTGTCATAATGAGATGATACACGGAGAAACGTATAGCAAACTGATAGACAAATATATAAAAGATTCAACTGAAAAAAGAAAGCTTTTTGAAGCCATAACAACCATCCCATCCATAAAAGAAAAAGCTGATTGGGCTATGAAATGGTTTGATAAGGATAGACCATTTTGTGAGCGCCTTTTAGCTTTCGCGTGTGTTGAAGGCATTTTCTTTTCCGGGAGTTTTTGTGCTATATTCTGGCTCAAAAAACGTGGAATGTTACCGGGTCTTTGTTTTAGCAACGAACTCATAAGTAGGGATGAAGGATTACATCTCGAGTTTGCCATAGAACTTTTTAAGATGTTGAAAAATAAACCTAATCAAGATATCGTTTACGATATAGTCCGTGAAGCTGTAGAAATTGAAAAATCTTTCATAATCGAAGCTTTGCCGTGTAGTTTAATTGGTATGAATTCTGATAAGATGTCGAATTATATCGAATACGTATCTGATCGTATGTTAAAGCAAGCGGGGTTCAATAAAATCTGGAACACTCAAAATCCCTTTGATTTTATGGAAAATATTTCCCTAGATGGTAAGACTAATTTTTTTGAAAAACGTGTAGGTGATTACGGTAAGATCGATGAAACTACCGAACTCGCATTCGACGAAGAATTTTAACGAGAAATAGTGACTTCACTACCATCTGTGCATGCGCAAGAAGTAGACTTCTTGTTGCTCATGCGCGCAGGTAAATCAATACCTTCGTTTATATCCATATGACCGAAAGACGCCCCACTATCAGTAAAACCGACAATATCCATTTTACCGGGAGTAGGCGTTGGCATGTCAGCCATACGAACTGGCCTTTCGGGTAATGACTTCATCTTAGGCATAGGCTTAAGCTCTGGCCTGGGCTCGGGCTCGGGCTGTTTCATACCCCTCATAGTTGGGATTGTATACGCTTCATTGTTTACGTTCATCATACCCCAACTGACGAGAATGTAAACTATAGTGTGTAATACGAGCCCCTTTGTAGTAGGGCATCCGTTAGGTCCGGCTACCCAATTTCCAAGTATGCGCCTCATGAGACGAAATGTATCGGGGTTCGCTATTATAAAGAATAATAGACCGGCCATGATAGAAATGAGTAACTTTTTCTCCTGCTTTTTACCATCACATCCACATCCACAATCTTTGAAAAGACCCATTATATTTGTTAATGTAATACGAGAAAAAAATGTTGCTTAAAGATTCATCTCCTATAGAAGATATAAGCAACCGACAATGGCCAACATTATTCAGCGTTATGACCACTTTGAACCCTCTACCGTAATTCTCTCCAAGATGAAGAAGAACAAGAACGGTGGAAAGACCGTATACATTAACGCACCAGAAAACAAGAAACTTTACATTCAACTCCCTTTCATGCGTTCCCCTTTCGGTCTGAGCGCTTTCACAGACGAGGCGACCAATAAGACTTCCTATTCTCTCGATCTATCTTTCGACAGTGATAATGAGCAGGGCAATGAGCTCATGGAAAAGCTCAAGCAACTCGATGAGCGTATCGTCAAAACAGTTGCTGATAACTCTAAGGAATGGCTCGGCAAGTCGTATAACATCGAGGTCATCAAGGAGGCCCTATACAAGCCTCTGGTTCGCCCAGGTAAGGACGACTATGCTTCTACCATGAAGCTCAAGCTCATGACTAAGCCTTCTGGAGAATTCATCGCCGAAGCGTACGATTCTTCTCACCAATCCATGCCCGTTGATGGTATCGAGAAGGGTCAAAAGTGTATGTGCATTGTTGATTTCAATCAGATTTGGTTCATCGATAACAAGTTTGGTGTCAGTGTACGCCTTTCCCAAGTTCTTTGTGAACAATCCCAAAAGCTCCCCTCTTTCGCCTTCCAGGGTATTGAGACTGCCCACTCTGAAGGTGATGCTGACGAGGAGGAAGAGTGTATGATCGACGAGTAATTTAGCTTAAAAATTTTAATAAAATATCTATTTCCATACGAAACACAAACTTCTTATGAAAATAATATCATGCCATAACAGGTCATGGATATACTAAAACCTAAAATAGTATTTAGTAAACCACCAGTCGTTCCACTTATGAAAACACAAAAACCTAAAAATAATCTAAGGTCTCTCAGACCAAAAAATAACAATTAAAGTTTAGCGACGAATTAATAATATGATTGTTTCCGATGAAGTAAAGGCACGTTTGACCATGGGTATGCAAAAATATGGACACGGTGTACGCGCAGACGACGACACAAGGACATGGGGAACACCCATGGACTCCTGGCTTGAAATGGCCAAAGAAGAGTTTCTAGATGCTATAGTATATATCATAGCCGATTATATTAGATATATGCGACAAACAGATGACCATTTCCCAAAGGAAAATGTAGACGATAATGATCTTATCCTTAAAATATTTAGAAATTTTGAAAGTATAAAAAGTCCCAGACATAAAATGCTCATATGGAATTTAGAAAATATGATCCAGACATGCTATTAGCTTATTGGTAATTTTTTATACATTACACTTAGTTTCGGTGTGATTTATAAAAAAATCTCAGTTCTTAGTAATATGAGCCTACAGGCCAGGGAATTTGTCAGGCGTTCTGGCATAGATGTCATAAGTTCAGACTCAAATAACAATAACAATTATAGCAGGGAGTTGGAAAAGTATATGCGTAACCAGGAAGTTATAAAAGCTAGGGAGCGCCGACAAACCAGTTCCAGAACCCCTCCTTCTACAAGGATGGCGCCAAATTCTCAAGTTCCTCCACGTCTTCAACAGAATTTGATAAGTAACCGCAAATATTCACCCTTAGCGAATGAATTTGCTGACGTTAATACTAATAAGTTGGTAAATAATGCGTTAAAGGCTGATATTAACACGAGTGAGTTTGAAGATTTCGAACCGGATGCCACAGCTATAAATGAATTATTCGCAGATGTACCAAGTTCCGGGTTGGAGATAAGTAAGCTTAATCCAGGTATGTTTAACGCACTTGTCGATTCAGGATTTAACCAAAAGGATACGATCGTCGATATAAAGAAGATTCTTTCCAAGCGACCCTTAGTTAGAACCATGGTAGGAAATGGTCTTTACATAGATACCATTGAAATAATTGGTCGTTATGGTCAGAACAAGGCTGGTGTGAGTCATACTAGAAAGTTTGGACTCAAGGGAAACATGAATATAATGTACGTTTCAGCTCAATTTAAGATGATTCTTTCGAATGCCATGGGTGAAACTAAAGGGCTCAGTGTAAACATATACAAAAATGGAAAGATTCGATTCTCCGGTGGTTTCTTAGGAACTGATATATCGAATCAGCCTGATATTATACGACGATTCGTGGTAGACAACTACACGACCAAAGAGGCGTTCTATTACAATCCATTTAAGTACAATAACTTAAGTGGTCAGTTCAGGGTTAATGGTAATTTCAAACCAGAGAGTCTCACACAGATAACATCCAATTCTCGTAAGTATGGCTTTATTTCTGGAAGTTACGAACCCGAACTTTCACCTTTCCTTTATTTGGAAGGAAATGGTTTTAAATTAAGTTTAGCTATTAGTGGAAATGTACAAATATTAGGTGTACAAAATCCGGGTGATATGCTTAAAAAGTATGACTTTGCCAAAACGTTTGTTAAGACTTTATACAACGAAGGTAAAATAGTTGTGACTGGTAAATTTAACCAGGGTATCAAGGCTAAGGCTAAGGCTAAGGCTAAGGCTAAGGCTAAGCCGAAGCCAAAGGCGAAAAAT